CAAAATCAACTGCACCATACATTGTGGTTGCTATGCCGCTTGTGCTGTTTAGTGTAATGTGTGTGCTTTCTGCACCTGTGGTTTTACTTGACAGATACATTGTTTCATCTGCGTGACCTATAAAGTTTGCCGCTTCAACAATACCAAATGCACCATCACTAACTTTTACTCTACCCGAACCGTGTGGTGTAATATTAATATCATTATTATTACCAGAAGATAAGTCTAAATTTGCTGATGCAACAATCTGTATAGGACCTGGACCAGTAGAGCCGCCATTTGAAATAGTTAAGTAACTGTCACTGGCTGCCATCCAGTTTATACTTGATATTGGCCCTGCTATAGTTCCCCCTACTCCATCTACCAACAGTGTGCTATCATCTGCAAACACACTACCAGTCATATCGCCGTCTAAACTTGATGCAACACCTGCTGTTATACCAGTCAATGCACTACCATCGATTGCAGGTAATGCACCTGTTATATTTCCAGCACTAAGATTTGTCAAAGCACTACCATCTAATGCAGGTAATGCACCTGACAAATTTGCTGCTGGTATTGTGCCATTCACACCATCTACCAACAGTGTACTATCATCTGCAAACACTGAACCTTTTAAATCACCACCATCTGCTGCTAGTGATATTTTTAAATCATCAATCTCACTAGCAATCTGTGCATCAGTTTGTGCAATAGTATATGCATCAGCAATACCGAAGCCTGCTACACTTGTAGGCTTGCCACCCAAGTTATCCCAGGTAGCAACACCAGTTGGCACTGTACCAGTCAATGCATTTGCATTTACACTGTTTGTGCTGATATCAACTAGTGTTGTTCCGTTTTCACCTACAATAGTTTGTACAACAATACCTTCATACAGTTCTGTAAAGTTGGCGTTGATTTTGATCATTGCATCACGTAATGCATCTCCCGAACCATCACCTGCTGTTGTTCCTACGTTGATAACCTGCTTAGCCATTATACTCTCCCTACCACAATCTCTACAACACCTCTGTCTTCGGTGTCTTTTGTACCAACTGCTTTACCAAGCACTTGTCCTACGCCTGGGGAGTTATTCACTATCGCATAACCTGGTACGGCACTTGTAACCAGCATATCACCTTTCTTTACAGTGCCAATAACTTTACAAGGCACTCTACCTTGTAATGCTAGTCCTACAACATGATCACCTTCTAATGCACTGTTCATCAAGTGTGCTGGATTAGTTGTTACAACACCTGCTACGCTTGTTTGTCCTTTAGCAGTACACACTGTAACTTCAGCATCACCACCAAACACAACCACTGTACCTGGTTCATAGTCTGCATCACCCAAGTAGTTTTCTGCCAAGTCAGCGTATAGTGCTTCTGTTGCAGTACCATGGAATGTAGTTGCCCATATAGCATTATATTTGTTGCCTGTTGCACCAATACTTACACCGTTGTCAGCACCACTATTTGCAGGTCCTGTGATATTACCTGTGTGGTTAATTTGTTCAACGTCATCAATATTGCCACTTGCAAATGTAATACCAGTCATGCCTGCTAAACTTGTGCTTGAACCACCTAGTGCAATAGTTGTTGTACCAATTGTGATATCATCATTTGCTAGTTTAGCATTAGCAATACCACCTGCTGTAATTTCTATCCAACCATTTGTTGCTGTAAATGAAGCACTATCAAAACTTGCAAGTCCTAAATCAGCTTGTGCAATACCAGCAGCATTTGCTCTAGTAGTTGCAGCATTCATATCTAACTTGCTTTGCTCAATTGCAGCATCTGGTGCAATATCATCGTTTGTAATACTTTCTGATGTAAATCCAATTTCTATTTGATTTGGAGTTAGCGGATCATATGTTACTTCTATGTCACCTGTGATTGCACAGTTTTCGCTTTCTTGGTCAGTACCGTTGAACACTAACAAGTTACCTCTAACTGCTGTTCCAGTTCCTGTAATAGTAACGTCACCAATGTCATCAATTTCGTCTGTGTTATCTTCAAAGTACTGAATGTTAACAGCATCAGTTGGTTGTGCAGGATCTGGGTTAGCAAGACCAGTTAGTGTATTCAAACCCATGTTTAGCGTACCAGCCATTGTGTCGCCTAGTTTGAATATGTATCCGCCACCTGTTGGAATCAATCCTGTTGTAAGCGGAGTACCGTTTCTGTCTCTACCTAAACGTGAATTAATATAACCTTCAACTGCTGTTTGTGTAGGAACAGCATCACCTTTAGCATCTGTAAATGTAGCATCGTTACTAAATTCGTTAACACGAACACCACGTTTAAAACCAATACCGTCAATGTTTGTAAGAACAAGTGCAGCGTTAAATGTAACACTACCAGTACCTTGGTCAACTGTAAAGAATCTACCAACACGGAAGAAACCATCTTGGTCTGTCATAACAGTAAACACACGCCCTTTGTTGCGTTCTTGTACTTGTGCAGCACTGTTAAAGCCTTCACTGTCGATAGCATCGTTAGTACTAATTGCACTTGTACCAAATGGTTCACCAAAGATACGTTCTGGATAGTTAGCAGTATTATAACCACCAACACCAATGTCTAGCATATCGTGTCCAGTAGCTCGTGTAGTACTGATGTTAACAGTAATTTCTGCTGCTTCGCCTTCTGCAAGACCTGCTTTCAATACAAGTCCATCTGATATCTCAGCACTTAGACCCAATCCACCGTATGCACTACCACTTAATGCTGGGAAGTTAATATCACTGCCTGATACATCAGAAATAGCAATAACACCAACTTCTCTTGTAGCGCCACCGCCTGCAGGATAATCATATACTGCATAGCCGTCAATTTGATGTATCTTACCACCCCATGCAAAAATCATATCTGCATTTAACAATCTACCTTCGTCAATTGTGTCTAGTGGACTAATAACTAGGAATCTACTACCATCTGTGCTTGTAGTTGCTGCCGTAGTACCCATTGTAATTGAACCACTTAGTGCAGGAGTAGGTGAAGCCATGATATCTGTATAGTTTGGATTCACTGTTGCAGCCGCATAGAATGCACTTTCTGTGTCAAGTAATGCGTTTGCACCTCTATCAATTGTTAAATCAATATATCTAAAGTTTGCATCAAATGTTACCATACGTTGATCTGTGCCAACACTTACGCCATCTGTAATTGTATTACTAAATGAGATTGTACGATATGTGTAATCTCTAGTGTCGTCTACAAACTGGAACGCTGTACTTGGACGAACTGGTAAGTCTTCTGTTGGGAAGTTATCCATTAAGAAGTTTTGTTTGTGTCTGACAACCAATTTAGTATCATGTGGTGTATCTTGTTGCAGACCATTTGAAGCAGTACCTTCTAGTCCAGTACCAAAGTTAAATCTCCAAACAATACCACTCTTAATAGGCGTGCTATCGTCTACTCTAGGAGTACCAGTTGTACTTGCTGCTGTTATTAATCCGCCATCAGCATCGTCAATTGTTACAGTACAATCGTTTGCTGGAGATGCACCGCCTAACAAGTTGCCTGGAATAATAATTGTTTCTCCAGTAGTTGCACCTGTACCCGGATCGTCAACACGCACTTGATAAGCAGGACCAGTTTGTATTTTACTAATTTGTAATAAAGCATTGTTCGCTGTGTATGTGCCGCTTAAACCTACTGCTGTAGCAGTATCAATCTCATATCCACCAATAGTAAATTCAGCGTCAGTTGCGTTTGTTATTTCATAAGGTTGATACAAGTTTACATCATGATAAACTTCAACTTCGCTTACGTTATTTGGAAAGCCGCCTAGATCATAAGCATACATAAACAGTGAATCTTCTGGAGCATCTAAGTCTAATACTTCTACACTGCTTGGAACACCGACCGTGCTGGCTGTAGGAGTTGTACATGTGTTAGTTGTGTTAAACACACCTGATGTACTATGCACATAAATTCTTGTGGGATTACCCGAACCATCTTCTTCACCTAAGAAGCTGACAATACCAGTTGCATTAGCTGCTCTAACTGCTTCACCTGCACTACTGTATGCTGTATTAGTTGTACTGTCATATGTTGTTGTTAATGCACTATCAGTGTATAATGCAAATTCACTTGTGGTGAATGTACCACCGGCACTACCACTACCATCAGTATCAACATAGAACTGTAATCCATTTATTTCTATCATACCCACAACATCATTGATTGTTACAAAATCACTGTTTGACAGTCCGTGTGCTACACTTGTTGTAACCACTGCTGGATTTGCCTGTGTAATACCTGTGATTGTAAGTTCAATTAAACCTTGTGTAAGTGTTTGTCCTACTGTAACAGTTCCTACGCTAGGAACTGCTGCTGCAAAGTCTAAGTATCCGTCTGCTCTAAATGTTTTAGCAGGAAATACCATGTCTGCTGCAAGATTAACATCTGTCGCAATCTCATCTGGATCTGATCCTTCAGCAACAAGTCCAAAGAAACCGTAACTGTTGTTACCAGCAATACTACGTATCTGAGAACCATCTTTTGCAAGATAACCAGTGTGACAGTAATATGTAAACATACTAACAAGTTCTGATAGTGCGTTGTTAATTGCAAGACAACCATAACCTAAATCGTTGATTTGTGTAAAGTCGTTAGCAAGCATAGATCTGTTACCACCACTTTGTACAAAAATGTCAACACCTGTTCCGCTTGTCCAGCCTTGTCCTTCTGCTACTGTAATTGCGTTACCGCCACCTGTGTATGTGCTATAAGTGATAGTGCTATATGGACTTGATAAGCCTAAGTTTGTGTACAATTCAACTCTGTCTGGATCAACTGTTGTTTTTATATAAACTGTGTCACCATTGATTTCTGTCATACCATTTACGTTACTAATTTGTATTCTGTCGCCATCGTTAAATGGATGATTGGTTGTGAATGTAATCTCACCAGTTACAGCTTGATTAATATTGTCGATTTCTCTAAGAATTTTGTCAGCAACGTTACTTGTTTCGTCTAATACAAATGTTGCAGTACCAGTTGTTTTGTTATAGTTTGTAATTGTGTTAACTTGATATCTAGCACCGTTATAAAAGAATGGAAACGGAGTAGGAGGTCTTCTGACAAACAAGCCTTCGCCTGCTGGTGATACAACATTAATGTTAAATGCGCTGTTTACACCAGAAACACTTACAGGCATGTTACCTGCATAACCATCAATAAACAGTCCACCTGCAAAGTTTCTACGTGTGCCTTTTGATTGTGAGAAACTTGAACCTGTTTGACAGTAAGGTGATCTAGTTAGGATCTGTCCTTCTGGATCCAGCACCATCATAAAGCCACCTTGTCTCTGCACTGTAATGTTTCTTACAATAGTACCATCGTTACATAGCAACACATCCATTTCGCTGTTGTTTAATGGAGGATTATATGTTACGTTAAATGCAAATGCAACACAATCTACAAGTTGTTCTGCATTTGTTAATGCTTCTGCCTCTGCTGTATAATCTTCATCTGTAATTTGATCAACAGCACCTAATTGTGTATATGTGCTTGATACATCACCATTTAATAGTACATGTTCAATAATTGGTTTTAAATTTAAAACTGCTGCTTCGGTTTCTGTTTCTTGACCACTAACTGCACCTTCATAGTATGCACCTTGGTTTGTTAGTGTTGCTTCTCTACCACCTGACTTCAAGTCGCTGATAATGCCGTCAATGATTAATCCAGTGTCTCTTTCGCACTTGCTTTGATTGTAAACCAATGTTGGGTATGTAGCATTGATGTATTCAATCGTTTCTTCAATAATAAAGAACTTGTTGAATTCAATCAATCTTGCTGCTTGATCAAAGTCGCCTGGATTCAGTGTACCAAAGTTACCTACACTTACAGGTGTGCTAGGATCAGCAAGATAGTGATAACCATACTTACCGTTCTTACCACTAATTGGGTGAATAAATGTTGTACCCCCACCTGTTGCTGTAACAGTAAAGGTTACATCAGCAGCACCGCCGCTACCTAATGCAGTGTCAGCTATAGTAATTGTTTCGCCTACAACAAATCCATCACCTGCATTCGTTACTGTGATTGATGTTGCACCTGTGCCAGCTGTAACAATAACTTCAAATTCTGCATCAATACCAGAGCCTGAGCTTGTGTATTGTGTGCTTAAAATATTATATGTTCCTGCACTTCTACTTGCATCATCTGCAACTGAACTAATGGTGCTAATAGGTGAATAAGCGGCTGGCAAGTCATCAATAACTGCATCTCTGTAGAAGTATGTGTTTGCCCACACACTCTGTGATACACCTGGCTTTGGTCTTAGAACAACTCGTCTAAATTCATCACCTTTGATACTAACGTTTTCTGGTAGTTTGATTGGAAGGTGTTCGTAGTAAATACCCGATTCTACACGCACTGTAACTTGGTTGTTACGTGTAAGGTTACCATATTCTAGTTCTTCTCCAGATATAAATTCAATTGGCTCTACAAGATCAACTGTGATGCCATCTGTTGTACCAGTTTCTGTTCTACGATAGTCTGTGATAATACCTTTAGCACCACTTGACTTACCAACAATAATTTTACCTTCACGTAGGTCACTGTTGCCTTCTACACCTTGGTCAACACTGTCGTATGTTCCGTTTAGGAAGTCAAATACAAAACCAGTACCTGTACTAATTAAGTCAACTGATGTGCCTTGAATAATATCAATGACATCATTAAATCTATCACTGTATGCATCGTATGTTTGATCACCGCTAGAAATTGTTAAAGCATCAGATAAGATTGCTAGTATTCTAGTTTTTACCAAGCCTATACTTTGAACTGTTGCATCTAACTGTGTGGTCTTTGCTTTTACAGCACTTGGGTTTGCATTGTATCTAAGACCAGCCCAACGAGAAAGATAGTTAACAGTTGGACCTGCTGTCACGTCAAGTCTAACACTATCGATAATTAGCTTAATGTCTCTTTTGCAAATGTCTACATCATATTCTAAATCTGGAAATGTTGTTGCAACATATTCTTCAACTTCTTCTTGTAGCGTAATAATGTTTTGTGTTACAATTGGATCTGCTGCTGCCGCTACGCCTGCACTCCAATCAGTGTATCCAGATACTGTGCTAATTTGTGTGTTTTTAGTTTGTAAATCATATGTGATTGTTTGCACATACGGACCTGGCTCGTATGGTGTTGATTCAATAATTTCTGTAGCACGAGCCATTGCAGCATTGATACTTTTGTATGCATACTGAGGTGCTCTACCTTCTTGTCCTGCTGGAGTGCTTGCTTGATTATCATCACCTGTTGTGGCAACGTAAATGTTTGTTGCACTGCTATAACCTTGTGTATCAACATAAAGTTTTGTAACAGCCTGTAAATCGTCTTTGCCATTTGGAGTGCCAAACCCTTCGATTGGATTTGGATGGTCTGACAAATACAGTGTGTCAAGCATACGTCTATTTTCTTCGCTGCCTGCTCTTGTAATTACTTCTTCTGTGCGTGGAACTTGTGCGCCACTAGCACCTGCTGGCACTTCTAATGCACCAGTCATTGTATCACCTGCGATGTTTACATAAGTATCATCGTTATATCCAATACTTGGAATAATATTTTCTGCTGTAATTGGATCCTTTAGTGAGTGTGTTGTGTTCCACTGTCCAATAAGTGTATCAATATCATCACCTGTACCACTAGTGTTTCTTAGTTTGGTATTGATCAAATTGCTGTAAGCGCCAACTGCGCCAAAATCTACAGGAGCAGTAAGAGTTGGATCAGGGTCTCTTTCGATATGCGGATCTAATATGGTAATTTTGACTGTACCACTTTGATCTGGTGTTGCTGGATCTACATCGTCAAATTCAACTACTACACTGTTATTAATCCTACCTGCACTTTTTGTATCAGCATTATCTAATGCATCACTGATAAATTTGTAAAAGCCGATACCGGTTTCTGTTTGGTTGACTGCTACAATGCCTCCTGCATTACCTAAATAACTATCAGGTGTGTCGTCAATATTCTTAAAAGAGATACTGCCGCCTAAGCCAAATACAGCATACAATTCTTGGAAGTTGTCGTTTACCTTACGAAAACTCTCACGTATACTATCGCCTGTGCCGTCGTTACCCTCAATACCGATATCAATTTCTTTTCTTGCCATTTACTTTTCCTTAAAACTGTGGTACTAAACTGTCCATATCAAAGTTTACACTTACTCCACAACCACATGCACTTTGAGCATTTGGATTGCGTATTTCAAAGTTTGCTCCAACCAAACTTTTTACATAATCTACTTCTGTTCCAATTAAGAACATCAAACTGTGAGCACCTACTACAAACGCACATCCGTTTGCTGTTTTTACTACTTCATCACCTTCTTCTAAGTCTGTTGGGCTTGCAATAGTGCCCCAATCATACTCAAAACCTGCACAACCACCGCCTTTAATGTTAAGAGTAATGCCGTAGCATTCGTTCTCTTGGCTCAAAAGATCTATTTGTTTTTCTGCTGCTGGTGTTAAAGTTAGTATGCTCATAGTGTTCCTTTCTAATATTTATGGTTAGTTTTTATAATCTTAATGTAAATATAGTTATGTATATAAAAGAATTTTTAATTGATACTTGGCATATGCGCCGTAGTAAACTTGGAAAGCAACATACCTATAGTCGTAAAAAAACAATGGTTGTGCTGCGTTGTGATGCTTGCGATACAGAATTTACTCGTCCTAGAGGAAGTATGGATCCTAAAAGACTAAGCAACAATTATTTCCATGTTTGCGAAAACTGCGATGCCAAAGTATTTGCACAAAAAAGAGGCGTTGCTGCCAAAAAAGTTTGGAGTATGAACGCCTCTAGTAATATGCCAATTGGTAAACTTTAGTTGCGCCAAATAGTATAAGCACCGTATGCAATTGCACCATACGCAATAAGTTTTGTTAGTGGTGAGAACACAATGATTGCTGCTCCTGCTGCAACCATAAGCACCCCATCAACGGTTGAACGTTGTTTTAAACGATTCTCGATCCAATCTTTGATCATTTCTCAATCTCCTAATGTGTTTGTCTTGCTCAAGCATTGTTTGTTCTAGTCGCTTGATTTTTTCTTCCAATGCTTGTACATAAGCATAAGTTGGAATCTGTTTTTCTGTTTCGTCCTCGCCAAGCATGGT